TTGACCTAGATTTATCTTAGCCAAATCGTACATCGGCGGGTGATCAACATTGGTGGTGTTCATTTCTGAGCCAATGAAAACAAAAGGCAGATAGTCTAGCGTATTGCCAAATCCATCGCGTGGGATAGTCTCACTGTATACATAGAAATCATTGTGGTTGTCTTTACGCCACTCTCTTTGCACATATACGCCTTCTTCTAGCGCCAGTTCTATCCAAATGTCTTTTACTTCAAACTCATAGCCGTCAGACTTTGGCTCACTTACTGTAGAAGTTAATACGACAAGGGTTGGCATAACCTTTGAGCCAACTCGTTTAGTCTGCCAGTTTATAATCTCTCTACAATCAAAGCGCGTGATAGTAGCGAAAATGTTACCGCTAAGAATATCAGCGCGTGACACTTCGCCATCTGTAGTTGGGAAATCTACTAATAAACCACAGCGACCAACGCGAATAACATCGCGCATAACTTCCTGTGATTGTTGATAGATAGATGCCCCTGCGCCGTTTACATCCGTAGATACATACGCTAACTCTTCGGGGACTTCTAATGTTGGTGGTTTGGTAAACGCTTTACCTACGAACCCACGACTTGTATATCCTGCGACTGCGGCGAATACACTGCGCTTGAAGAACTGCGAGTTGCGCTCTACATTCTCAACGGATACGTCTTTAGGGTTTAGCTGAACCAAATACTTTTTGAGGTTAGTGGAATCGCAAATATCATTTACTAAATCCCACTTTTCTACATTGTCCCGATACTTCGGGTTCTTGAAGTCTATGCTCATCGTGCCATACCTATATCTGTGACCACGATTGGTCTGCCCAGCGACCATTTGCGGTTGATAAAATAACCTGCTGCATCAACCCAGTCATCTATAGCAGGATGTTCACTGAACTTTTCGGGCTGTCCTTTTATGTAACCTTGCGACTCTAGCGCGTCAGTTAATTGTGGACAGGTATCCGTATTCACTAGCCATCGGTCATGCGATAGCAATCCGTTTACTGCGTTGATACGGTCTCTAACCATAGGATTCGCATTCGGACAGTCTACAGAGTAACCATGCTGCCGTATTATATCAATATCTGACCCAGTTGCGTTAGTGCTACCAGACTTTCCGCTAGCGTCAGGGTATACGGTTATTTTCCTACCTTGCTGTTCGTATTTAGATAAACGCGCACAGAAATCCCTAGTGTCGTGGCTAATAAACTCATCAACGGTAATCGGGTCTTTGCCTTCTATCACGCTAACTATCGCGCAACATCCACCAATATTAAAATCAACTCCAACATGGAGAAATTTGTCAGCGTCAGTAATCGTGCGGTCTGTGTGGTGTTTTTCCCTAGCAAAGAAATGGTAAACCTTGTTAGCAGATAAACTAACGAACTCGCCCTTAAGAAATAAGTCGGCTAAAACTGGGTCGTAGTTATCTCTTATCTGTTGGATATAACCGTCAGGCAGAAACGGATTAGATGCCGTAGGGGAATTGATAACCACGTAGCCATCCTGCAATGACTTTACCCACTTTTGATATACGAACCCGCTATAGCCTTGGTCTGGTGTAGTTACGCAGCCGATTGTATTACCTGCAGGATGCTTGCACTTTTGCCGATTGCGTTCACTTATCTTTCGCCACACTAGCGCAGCTTTATCTTTAGGCAGGGTATCTAGCTCGTCAACAATGCTATGCGCTACCTCATAGGCAACGATTCGCTCAGGTCGGTCATAACTACGCAGGATAATCATTCCGAAGCCGTGAATCTGCACTGTGTACTCAGAGCGGTTAGTTTTAAAGCCTAGCCCTAGCTTTTCTAATTCTTCTTCAAGCCCAGACAGTGCGCGCAACCTAAGCAAATCATAGGTCGGCATATAGTAAGCGCCGTTGATAGTAGGGTCTTGGACCATTAGGCAGATAAGCCTAGATATTCCCGCTACTGTCTTTCCGCTACCAAGCCCACCGACTAGCGCAGGGTACTTAGCTTCGGAGCATAGGAACTCTTCTTGTGGCTCAGTCAGGCTTAGTTGCACGGACTATCTGTATAATGTTGTCTTCGTTGGTAGATATTGTGGTTGTGTCCTGCTCTTTCCACCCTGCTTGAGTCTTGAGATAGAAGATAGCCGCAGTCATGTTACCGCTCTGCGCTTGGTTTATAAGATTACTAGCCACACTTGCTATAGCCCTGCCCCTGCCTTTTTTATAGGCATCAGAAACCTCAGGCTGACGCCCTTCTACAGCACGAAATGTAGTCTCCGATATTCCTAAGTAATCAGATAATTGCGCTTTTGTTAATACTGCGGCGAGTTTTTCTACCAAGTTAATTTGGTCTTGGTCGAATTCTGTAGCGGGTCTTCCCCCGCCGTCACCTTGGTTTCCAATCTTCATACTATTCCCACGAATCGCCTAGTCTCTTTCTTAACTCGCTAGATGAAAAGCCGTGCTTTCTAGCGTTATAGTAAATCGGTATATCTAACTCACAGCCAGTAAACTGTTTTTCCTTGTATTCTTCACCAATAAATCTTACATCTATCTGATATGTCGTAAGTATTTCCATTAAATCTTGCTCAGATGCGTAGGGAATTATCTCGTCAACATACTTTGTAGCCTGTATCTGCATATACCGCTCAAACAAACTTTGCACAGGCTTATTCTTTTCAGGTCTATCTAGCGTTGGGTCTACCTGCAAACAGCAAATCAAATAGTCGCAATGCTCTTTCGATTCTTTAAGCATTGCCACATGTCCTGCGTGAAGCAAATCAAAGCAAGACGCAGTTATACCTACTTTCACTTTATTCTTTCTCCATGAACGCTTTTAGGGCGTAGAACACCAAGCTGTTTCTATAGCCGCCGTCATGAGTTGGCACTATATCTGTTACGCCGTGTTTATTACGCCAAGCAGGGTAAACCAACAAACTGTTATTGGGTTGCTCAAAGATTGCGTCATATTCTGGGACATAAAGACATCCCCCACTGCTGTTCTGTCTAGTTGTGTAAATACAGTTATAGCTAGGAACCACATTGCCCTTATCTATATGTATAGGTGCGCTGATATTGTAATTACTGATAGAACTCGTAAACATTTCTCCGAACCTCCACTTTTCGGGAATAGTTTTCATTGCTTTAACTTGCGATTCATACATCTCAGGGCATACATCTTTAACAATCTTGGTCATTTCATCAGCGGCTAATCGCATCGCTTTGACAAAAGGTTTCGCAGACTCAACTGAATGAACGCTGCTTTTGTTGTGATACGGTCGACGCATATGCGGTTTAGCAGGGATATTGCCGATAATAGTGCTGTATTGTACCGTTTGCTCCGCTTTCGCCTGTTTTCTTGTTTTGCCCTCGGTGTATACGGCGTTAAAAACATCACTACGCTCTAGCAAACTTTTAGGAACTCTTTTGCTTCTAAGTTCTGTGTCAGCAAGAGTCATTAGTTTTTTGAGTTTTTCAGAATACTTGCCTACATCTGCAATATAAAATCCAACAGCTTTACCGTCTTCAACAAGTAAGCAGTCATGAAAAACATTAGGCTCAATAACGCCTACGCGCTCGCCAACTCTTATGTCTTTGTTATTGTTAACAATGTCGACCGTAATCATCTGACTTCCCTGCCGCAGCTTTTGGCGAATCCTTTTATATCTGCCTTTACATCTAGCCTATCTTTTTTCTGAACAGCTTTTATCCAAGGAGACCATTGCAGCGCCATTTTTTTAGCTGCTTCGGCATCATTACCTTCTGCATACCAATCATGCAGCCCTCCTTCGTTAGTTCCTATTGATGGGCAGGAAAACCAGTGCTTGTTAAATCTTAAAACGCCATGACCATTTTGTATGGTCTGCATTTGAAAATCGCGGTCTTCTTTTGTGTTTTCTCTGTATCGCCAACTTATTTTATCGACCTTCATCAAGACGCAAACTTCACACCATTTAGAATTAACGCTGTATTTTTTCTTTTCAGTCCAAGCGTATTGCGTATAGTTCATTCCAAATATTTCAAATGGCAATTTTTCTGCAACAGCTTCAATTTCTTTCAGTATATTTGCGTCTTTTTTTATAGTTTTTTTGTCAAAAATACCAAATCCTTGTATATCATCATCGCTAAACCAACAAGTTTTGACATCATTAGCCTTGCACCAATCAAGCATAAAGTTTCTGACATAGGTTATTCCTTGGTTATCTTTTTCTATGCTTACTTTATTTTTAACTTGATAGCGGTCATAGTCTTGAGGCTCAAGAAAATGAAAGACTTCATATCCTGCTTCTTCAAAAATTTTATAGGCTTTAGTGTTTGGTCGCGCTTTACTTGGTATGCAGACTATCATTTCAGTTCTTTTCGCAGATAATTGAGGATTATGCCGCCAATATATGCGCCGTCTTTTCTTAGTTGCGCGATTAATTCTTTGGCTTCTTCGTAATCAAAGGCATCAAATTCTATCTGTATCGCTTTCTTAACTTCATCAGAGTAGCCATCAAGCTCTTCATCGTGGCTATCGTCATCAAGAATAGAATAGTCGACCTCTCCTGCGAAATCAGGAAGCACAGACCAACCCAATATATCTAAATCAAAATCAAGATTCTTTAGAGTTTCAATCTCTATTTTCAATAATTCGTCATCCCAACCAGAATTTAGAGCGAGCTTGTTGTCAGCAATGACGTAAGCCTTCCGCTGCGCCTCTGTAAGACCTTCTAGCGTGATAGTCGGGACTTCACCAAGGTCTAGAAGTTCAGCCGCCACAAGGCGTCCATGACCCGCTATTACAGAGCCACCTTCATCGATGAGAATAGGATTAGTAAAGCCGAACTCGCGGATAGATGCTGCGATTTGCTTAATTTGCGACTCAGAATGAGTGCGTGAATTGTTGATATACGGTATCAAGTCGTCCGTAGCGACATATTCTATCTTTAACACATTCACCCCCAGTGATTGCTTTTAGCCTCAAGCTAGGGGTGAATGGTAACACTTTTTCTAA